AATCACAGTGAGCCTAATAGTCTCTCTTTCAATCCTTGCATTACCAGTTAACGCTCAAGAACCACTTAACCTCACGATTAAGCCAGATGGAAGCGTTGAACCAAGCACAGATTTGCTTGAAAGAAACGGGAACACTTACACCTTTAAGGGCGACATCTTCGGCGCTATAACAGTTCGAAAAGCTGGCATTACAATTGATGGTGCCGGATACGCAATTAAAGGTAATGGCGCCGGAATAGATTTGAGAAAAGATTCTACTGCTATTCCGCCTGCTTATGGGGCTGTTGTGGTGAAGAATGTGCGATTTTGCGATAAGGGCCGCATATTTGCTTCCTCTTATGGTAACAGTTTTCTCAACAACACCTTTGAAGGAGGCGGAATAGAGATCAGAGGAAATGATGGTGACGGTAAAGGAAATGTAATCAAATATAACGTTTTCATTGATGGTAGACCGTCAATATCTGCGGATTATTCTGGCGAAAATGTTGTAACTGAAAATGATTTCATTAATTGTAGAATATTTCTTGCTTTGTATGGTAGGCTTAATTTTGATAGGAATTATTGGAGTGACTATGAAACTTTGTATCCTGATGCTAAAGAAATAGGGCACACAGGTATTTGGGACACACCATACAACTATAATAAAACCGATTGGTCTGATTTTCCCTTCGTTGATTCTAATCCCTTAGTTCACCCTACAAACGGTGCTGGAGCCCCCCCGAGATCAATGAACCAACACTCACACCAACAACGACTCCAACACCTACGAACGGAGACGAGTCAGGGTCTTTTCCAACCGCACCAATAATAGCCGCTGGTATAGTGTCTGTGGTTATTGTGAGCATAAGTTTACTGGTCTACTTAAAACGTAAGCATTCTTAATCATCATAAGTTTTATGATTTTTAGCCTAACCAAAAAGATGCGCCATATCGACTGTATATTGTATACCTAAAATCTCAAGTTAACAGTGTCCTAATTTTTTGTACAATTGTCCTAAAGTATAGAGCTAAGTATGCTCTCTTGCTATAGTCTATTCAGGTATGCCTCGGTCCAGGGGGCCTCCTACAACTGAGGTATTGTCTTGGAGCCAAGCGAGATTTTAGCATCTAAATGCCGACAAAAGATATTGAGGGTGCTGTCGCATGTAATGAAAATCAGAATTATGAAGTTAATTCACAAGACGGGCTGCCGCTATAACGAAGTTATGCGTAATCTGCGGATTTTGGAGAAGGAGGGTATTATTATTTATAATCGCCTTGGTCGCAAATGCATTGTTAGTCTTAATCGAGAAAGCCCTAAAACTACGATATTAATTAAAGTCATCGAAATATTGGACAGACCTGTTGATTCTAGGCAACCTCGTCAAGAGAACGATGGCATAAGATTAGAACAGGATCAACAATACGCTTGTGGTGACTTATTTTACCATAATTTTGAGGCTCGTCAATTGCAAATATTCCTTTAAGAAAGTATCATTGTTTTAAAAGCTAAGGCGAACCTTGAATTACCCCTTTCCTTTTAGAAAGGGCTTGATAAAATCCTAAACGAATAATTTCGTCAAGAGGTTAAAAAAAGAGTTAACAAAAAAGGAGAAAAGTAAAGTTGTCTAAGATCAGTGCCTAATAGGTCTTGTATACAATGTCGTTTGCTTTACTGTATGGGTTGCATACTGCTGATCCCAAGTTTCCTGCGGCTACAAAGAAACTCTGATTTATGCTGCTACCTATTACTGCGTTTGACCCTAGATAAACGCCACAGCCAGCCGCACCTGAGGTTGTTTTTTCGTGATTGAAATTAATTAAGCAGTACTTGATTTCGCCGTCACAGTATATGCCGTTACATTGTTGACTTGACCAAACATTCGCTTTGATGAATGAACTGTAAGGTTTGCATCCAGTGCCGATTTCAATGCCATTGAGATTTTGAGAGTTATTCAAGGAAATGTTGACATCTTCAATGTGAGTAAATCCAAAGTTGTTTGTGCCTCCAGGAGCAAATTGTACGCCTTTATTAACGTATGACATGCGAACATGTTGAATGTGATTGGATTGACTCCAACCGCTTCCTGTTGATGTCAGTTTTACTCCCGTATCGCAGTTGACGATGCTGACGTTTCTGATTTGGCAATTGAAAACGTTTTGCAAAAGAATCGCTGTGTTTGTTCCGTTCCCGAAAATTATCACATTTTCAATCAAAGCGGTTTTTACTAGGTCGCTTAGATTTGAAGCTACGCTAATAATGGGATTAGCAGTTGAGTTTATGATGATTTGTTTACTTCCAACGCCCCTCAAAAGGCCATCACTGGCAAGATTGATCGTAGAACTTAGGTTTTGAGTGGTGGTATATTCTATTACAGTCAAAATTTTCACCTCCTACAAACAACAGTTTCATGCTTTGGGCGGGTTTCCCATGAAATGTAATTGTTTCCTTTTGTTTTAAAAAAGACGGGATGTTACAGGAACATCACGTCTCCTTTAAAGCACGAAAGCGCCTTTGTTAATTTCGTCTAAGGTTTCTTTACTATAAGATCAATAGGAGGTGAAAAAATTTGACCTTAACACAGTATACTTCTAACCAAAATTTAAGCTCAACAATCAATCTGGCTAGTGATGGACTTCTGAGAGGCGTTGGTAGTAAACAAATAACAGTAACATCAAGCGCTAATCCAATTATAGCGGTTGGCCAAAATTTTGATAGCGAATGGGTAAAAAGTGCTGGGATTGAAAATCTGGTAATTGTAGGTAATGGCTCCAATACCGGTATTCTTTTACAAGACGTAGTTCACTGTAAAGTTAGAAACGTTGTCCTTGTTAATTGCGACATAGGAATAAAACTAACTGCGACTGATGACCGCTGGGCAGAAGTAAATCACATTGAGCATGTTCGCATGAAAGACGTAAATACAGGGATTCAATTTGCACCTGGCGGCAGAAGCGATAACAGTAGAGCCTTTACACACATTAACGATGTCGGCATTTCACTCAGAGACGCGCAAAATCTGAAAGGCATAGAAGTAGGCGAAAACTGTCGAATTTACAATTCGTTTATAAAAGCAAACGTATGGTCAAGTCAACCATGCGATGGCATGTACATTAACGGTTTAGTTGACTACTGTCTCATAAACTTCAATCACGAAAAAACAACGGCAGGAAAAGGCGGAAGCGGAATCCATATAGTATCTAACGGTATAGTGAGAAACAATCAGAACTTCTTTTTATCTAGCGGAAACATGCAAGACGACCGTTGGGTCTGGGATGAATCAGGGCTCGGACATGACATAGTAGAAAAACACTACTGATAGTCAATCAAAGCTTTGGCTAGCAAACTGAGAAGCCTAAGCATCTCCTTTCTTTTTTCAGAACTTTAAACTGCTACTGTGCAAAGTCAGAACAATTTTTCTGCATTTATCGTAAGCTTTATTTGTGCTAAATCTTGATGTAGCAGATAAGGTGTACCATGTAGATGAATAGGATAAATGGGTTGAGAGCTCACGCCTTGATTGCTTTGCTTTTATTCACATTTGCTAGTACGGTTTTTTCATGGGCTCCCATCGCATCAGCAGATAATGAATCCTCATTACTTAGTCCTCAAGAAGCATCAACGGTAGGTCAACAAAACATTACAATGCACACAGGCGATCTTGTTCTTGGTAATAATGATGTTCTACTAATCAAAGATGCTCAACTAAATTTAAAAGGAAATTTAGTAATGAGCGGTAACTCTATCCTAATACTTGATAATGGCGTATTGTATCCTGATTTTGAAAAAGGCCAGTATTCATACAAACTATACGAGAACTCAAAAATTGTTATGCAGAATAACTCTAAAATTGAAAGTCTCATATTCGATTTTATACTGTATGATAACGCGGGCATTAACATTACGGAGTCTAATTTGGCAAAAAGCATCATACTGGAGAGAGTAAATGCAACTTTGCAGGCGGTAAATTCTCACATTAGCACAGTCGATGCATATGGCGGTGGCGGTACTTCTCAGATTCGAATCACCAATTCCACTGCAGGACAGCTACGGCTATCTTGTAATTCTCGTTTAGTCGATTCACATATTGACAGTATAGTTGTAACGAATAATATTAGTCCAATATACGTTGATGTAATTAACTCTACTTACGACCAACTTGATACATCTAATCTTGGTCAAGGCATTGTTCGTACCTACTGGTATCTAACGGTTCTTGTTGAGTCCCAAGGAACGCCTGTACAGGACGCCGTTGTTCAAATATACTCTCAAGCCAATAATTCTCTTGTAGCTGAACAGACCACTTCAAGCGAGGGTACAGCACAATTCGAACTACCGGCTCTGGAAATTTCAGAGCATGGAGAGACGCAGATAGGCGAGTACACAATAAGAGTTAACCAAAACCAAACGCAGGTACAAGAGAACGTTACATTAAACGCATCCATGGAAAAGACAGTTTCACTATCTGCTGACCTTCAAATAATTATTTTTGCCGTTATAGCCGTCATCGTCATTCTAGTAGTTGTCGTGTTCCTCATTCTTTTATTTAGGAAAAAGCGAAAGCAGTAAGTACCTAAATTCTTCCTTAAACCTCTTTTTTGTGAATAGGTCAGTTATGGTCTACCTTAATCTACTTATTGACGGAATACTTTTCGGTAATGATAACTTCGAGATCGACGAGCAACTGCTGGTGTTCTAATCTTCCTTCAGGTCTCTTAATGCTCTAATTAACTTTTGAGTTCGAGGATTTTCCTTGATTAGTTTAATTATTCTAACCTTTGCACGTTTGACCTGCTTTCGATACTCACTTATTATAATACCCTCACCCTCTAAAATAGCAAGGTTTCTGTTCACCTCTGGATATCTACCACCAACCCGGCTTACCAGTTGCATAACATTTAACTCTCTATGCAATGACAGCACTTCTATGATTTTTTGTCTGCCCTTTGAAGCAAACAAGTCTCTAAGATCCAAAATAAACACACGCTTCGAAGACAACTTGTCTTCTATTAACGGTGATATCCTAGAGATTGAGAACCGTTCTTAAGTTAGCCGTGTAGTTTCAGAAACATCACGTCTAGCTAATAACCATAAGGTTACTAGGTAACTGAATGTGATAATTTCTTTTGGCACAAAGCAGTTATCCAAACATTGAGGAGGCGAAATAACTTTTGGTAAAACTTACCTTAACCATTAGAGGCAGACTCATAAATTGCTTAAAAAACATAAACCCAACGTTAACAGTCAGAGGGTTCCGAGTTTGCTGTATAAACAATAAGACCTCTGCGATAGAACAAAAATTTGATTGGGGAAACGCGCTCATAGATGCAATCATTACTAGCGGAATCACTTTTTTCAGTACTTTAGGAGGAACCGCTCTAGCAGGCGATATTAACACAGTACATATCCTAATATCTGCAACAGTGGCTGCTTTTTCGCAATTCTTTGTTTTCCTAGCTCTCAAACGAGGACTTGTAAAACCTGAAACGAATCAACTACAGAGTAATTAAAAACATGGGCTATCAAGTAAACATTTGCTAATTCAGGCACTTTATCAACTTAATTACTGGCTCTTTAACAAGCTTATTGCGAACGATAAATGGTTATGGTATCGTTTGTTTCTTTTAGGGTCAACTTGTGCTTTTCAAGTATGGGCTGTAAACATTGGCGAGAGTTGTCATTTAGGATGCCTCTAAGCGAAATTTTCGTTCCCCCCCCCGATTTGCTCGGAGGCTAAAAAGCTTGTGTCTAAAGAGACTGCTTGATTCATCAAATCAGGGCAAACCCGAAGAAGTTCTCTTAGAACCAAAACAGCTTCCTGCCGCTCCACCATCTACAACCTCAAAGCCAACTGTAATTGAAAGATAGTAATATTAAAGCGTTAACTCGATTATAACTGCCCAAGTTCTTCTATTATTTTACAGCTTTTTCCCAGAACAAGTAAACTTTAGTCTGCAAGAGCATTCCAGCCAGCTTGATAAGCTTCCCTATTTTTATATTATCTGCATTTTGTATGCTGTTTATGTAGTCATCAGTTTTCCCAAAAGGTTGATGGCGACTAACTGCAAACTCTTTCTTAAACCTTGTATGCTTACTTTTTATGAAAGCCTCCTTTAGCGGTCCTATTTGCACAGGATTTAAACTTTCAAGCTTTGCTCTAACATAGCGTTCGCTGCCCAAAAATTGCAAGTCAAAACCCAACGCTAAGAGCACTTTAGAAACAGCTAAAATGCTCTTAACGGCTTGCTGCTGAGCTATTCTTTGCATGCCTGCCTTTTCTGCAAACGGACTATACTTAGCCATAACAGCAATCATCTCAACGTAAGGAGTGCCAGCTATGGGTAGTGTCTCACGAATAAGTTTGGCACCTAAACCTATTGTCCGATATTTTGGATGAATAACCACTCGGTTAATGATGCTTAATTTTTTGTTTAGTTCCTGAATAGTCATTCTTGGAAGCACTATTCGTCTACCATAGCAGGCTGGCGGTGGATAACTGTACACTATGACGCCGCAGAGTTCGTCTTTTCTTACTAAGCGGAAAATCTTGCGGGGAACTGCAACATTGTGTCCTCGATAATGGAAACCGCTAAGTCTACGCCAATCCTCTTTATTCCCCTCTTCAACTTTCATCTCTTTAACAAGACTGCATTCAGTAGCTGACTCGTTTGGGTAGTAATTGATTTGGATTTCTTCGCCAAACCGCTTACGCACCAAAACGGTGGGCTTCAAGTCCTCTTGGAGGTCGCTATGGGTGGTGGCTGCTATGACTGCTTTACCTTGTTGTCGAGCTAGCTTTTGTAGGTTGTAGGCGATGATTTTGGCTGTGTCCCGATCTAAGCAGGCGGCGAATTCATCCATCAGCCACCACTGCTTGCCGCTTTCGACGAGTTTGGCGATTCGGTAACGGTACTTCTGTCCATCACTAAGCTGGTTGTATGTGCGTAGAAAGAGAAAAGCATCGTTTAACCCCACTTTGCTTAGCAACTCTAAGCCTTCTTCAACTGTTGCGCCTACTGTTTCAATCAAAGGCTTGTCCGGATCCACTGCAACCTCAGATAAATCAATAGCTTCTTCTCCCAAATCAGCCCTGATTGCGCGTAGCAACACACTTTTGCCGCTGCCACTATCACCCGTAATGTAGACGATGTCTTGAGGCCCAATCTTGAGTTCAGCGTCTAAAACCTTGAACCTCTGAGCATCATCAATACCCAAACCGAAGGCTTCAGCCACAACAAGACTTCTGGGAGTGACCTTTGTGTGGGTTTCATAGCTTATGTTGAAGGAGAATTTGCCTTCTTCTCGATTCTAGACTCTTCGAAATTTGGTTATACGGAAAAGTTCACTTCGTCGTCTTGTCATTTTAGTCACCGTGGAATAACTGCAAAGAACGGTTCAGGCTCAACCTCTATGGATGCTGCAACGGCTAGGCAAATTGACCAGAAACGGTCATCATGAGTCCCAGGCGCATGATAGAACCGAATGTTCCCTTCAAGTTCACCCTGCTCCTTGCTTACTTCGCCCTCGCCCTCAGCTTTTGGTTTGCCTGCTAAAACCTCGAACTGTTCGATAGCTAAGCCAGCGACGACTTCAGGGTCAAAATAGTACCTAAACTGTTTTTTGCTCATCAGTTGCTTAAGAAAACCAGCGGCTTTTTGTTTCCATGGTTGAGTGAACGCTATACCTTCGACGCCGTCAATTTGCGCTGTCATGGTTTCGGCTAGCGCCCGTTCATTCGTGGCATCGACTAGCGTTCTTCTGATGTGCCAGCGGTCAGTTATCACCTTGAGATGAGCCGTGAGCACATCATACGGAGTACCGAGCGGAAATAGGTAACTATAACGCAGAAACCGAGCTTCACCCTGCAACTCGATTATACTGAGGGCTGCGTTATCGTTTTGCTGGCCAACATCTAATCCAGCGCAGAAATCTAAGTCCTCAAAGGAATCTTCAAAATGCCATGGCTCTACAATGCTGTGGTCTACGCAGGCGGTGATTAGTTCTTGGCTAAGCCAGCGTCCATGGTCTTCGGTGAATTGTAGCTCGTATTCGCGGCTAAAACGGTCTGGGTCAAGTTGCCGCCGCTGCAAATCGATAAACTCTTGAGAAATCAAGCCCTCCCTAACCGCTTCGTGATAGTCGGCAATGAAGGGCGTCCAGAACTGGGAAACCTCAGCAACATTAAGCGTTTTGTAATAATAGCACTTCTTATCCCACGGCGTGCTGTCAAGACAAATAATTGAACCCTTATCGTAGCGGGTAGCCATCTGAGGCATCAAAGTGCCCTGCACCAACTCTTCAAGTTCTTTAATGAAAGCCGCTTCCGCGACAATCACATCGTCACTGGTTTCGCCCCTCAGCTTTTCAAGGCTAAATGGAAACGCCTTAAACTTGGAACGGTTATGCAAACGAATTGCGGTTCTTAGGACTTTCTCAACCCAAGCTTTCCGCGCCACAGGGTCCATATTGAAAATAGTATCAGACAATTTTTCAATGACAAGTTTGGACTGCCTAAAACCTGGCGCGGTAACGGTTGCTTGAGTACCTGGGCGTCGAACTCGGCGCTTAAAAAACTTCACGCCCTCAGAGGTTGTCTTTCCACCCTGACGGGTCCAGAGCATGGTTTCCTGTCTCGCTTGGCTGACAAGAAATTTTAGCTGGTAGCTCTTGGGGTGAAAATTCATAAACACCTCAGAAAAAACAGGGTCTTCCCCTAACTCTTCCAAACTGTACCCTTGGCATTTAGCAAACAGCACTCTAATGCTGCAAAGGTCCTCTTCACTTCGCGGTTTAATCCTACGAAAAACCACGTCAACCTTCTGGCCGCTCAACTCAGCTAAAACTTTAGCGCAAAAACGAACCCTGCGGTTATCCTCTTCTGAAACCTTAACCGCCTGTATTTTCTCAATTTCACGCCAAATGCCAGAAATGCTACTGGGCACAGTGTGGTAGGACATTTACTCGATCTTTTCCTGAGCCTTCAACTCTGCTAAAACCCGCTTAATCTCATCCAAATCACTGAGCTTCTTGGGACGCAACGAAAGACCCAGCATCTTTGCTGACAACTTTGTGTATTGCAGGGCAAGTTTCTCGTTTTTTTCTTCAGCGAATTTCTGAGCTAACTCAAAGCATTCCGCTGCAAAAATGCGCATGATATCATCCCTTGCTTTGAAGGAGTCAGCGTCAACAAAGTCTTTGGCAGTGAGTTTTCTGGTGATTCGGCTAAAGGAACGATAAACGATGTGTGGAAAAAAAATATTTTTTTTATTTTCCACCAATTCATCTTTTCTTCTTCGTGTCATGATTTCTGCCCCACAAAAACGCCCATAACAGTTCCACTCAAGCCAGTGATTGCAGCGAAAATTTCGCTGTTCCATGTTCCCATGAAAGCCATGTGTGCAATCTCCAAAAGTGATAGGCAAACGGTCATGCCTATGCCGAATTTAACGCCAAGCACGAGCTTCTCGTTAGGCTCCTCGATTATAACAGGGCGACCTGGAATCCTGCGCCTTCTTGTTAGAGCACGCTTAATAGGGTCTGCCATCTATGCTCAACCTCTGCTGAAAAATTCTACGCTGAAATGTACGTGGACGATTAAGCGACCGATGTCCACCCATCATAAAACTATTAACCAGCTTTCCCGCCAACTCTTTTGGAACATGCTCTTTAATCAGCACCGACACGTCAACAGTCCAGCTTAACGGAACCGCGGTATAATCCAAATCAAATAGGCCGTCGGAGTAGCGGAAACTGTTCTGAGCTAGCACTATGTGCTTAACTTTGTCGCCGATGAGGCCAACATATATGCCCCAACTCTTCACAGGAACATCTATGGCCGTGCCTGAACCGCTGCTTTTGCCAACCGAAGCGTCGCACCAACTGCAACAAACTAAATCGCCTGGATTCAAACCCTCAATTGTCTTTCGCAAACTTGTTTTCATTTGTTATAACCTCGCAACCTTGTATCTGTTAATGTGGTCCACTTTGGACCGCAAAGCGTACACGTAATCCGCCAGCAGTGATTTCTCGCGCCCAAGCTCCAAAGTTATCTCTAAATCGTCTGTTTTGGCTTTGACATGGTATTCAGCGCTTAAAATGCGGAAGTTGCCGTTGACGTTCTCGTTTGGCAGTGTAACTGGAATCATGTCAGCGGCGAAAAGGGGAGTATTTCCATAATCGATGACTGTGCTCCTTAGAGTGATGTATTCGGAAGGGTCTTTCATATTGGCGAGAATAGCCCTAGCCCTAAGCAAGCATTCGGTGTCGCTCCAAAGCTCCTCGTCAGTATCCACAAACTCTCTGAGTCCATAGGCAGCTTGGCTAGCCGTATTCTGCTGCATGCTGCTGTAGCGTGCGCCGCCAAAGAATAACTGCATAACCCAAAATGTCCCAGAAGTAAGGGTGTCAACTAACCAACCGTCAATTCGAACAACGCTGACCTGAGTCCAGTCAAAGCCTGCCTGTGGATGCCAGTTGGCTGCAAAGGCTCCGCCGACGTCGAGGGCAAATGCTGACGGGTCGTTGTCGTTAACGTTGCTAAGGACCTGCCCAGCGGCTCTATATGAGGTATCGAAGAGTTCAACGCTAAAACCGTCTGCTCGGATATGTGTATCGCGTAGGAGGGCTAAGTAGAGTTTGGGGTATGTGTTGAGGTTTTGCGGTGTGTTGAAAGTTAAGTAGAGTCCGCCGTAGTAGTTTGAACCACTAACAAGCTTTATGCTTGCTGCGGCTTCCCCATATGTTTTGGTTGCATCAAGCGTCATGGAAATGCCAGCGTACAAGGTCCACGCACCGCTTGCAGGCGAGAGGCTTTCAACAGTCTCGGCTTTATCCAAGGGAGAGCTTTTATCGGCAGCCCCGTAGATGGTAATTTTATTTCTGATGGCGATGATTTCTTTCCAGTACTCGTAAGCCTCTATCTTGTCTGTGAGGCTGACGGAGCTTGTTTTGGTGCTTCTTGGGAAAAACTCGAATTTCCCATCCGGTGCAGTCCGAAAGTCATAGCCAATGGCACCGTTCTTGTCGCTTTCAAAGGCGATTTTTTGGAGCATATCCCAAACTTGGGTATCCTGCACTTTTAGATCGGTAAAGGTTGTGTCTGTGTCCTCAACTAGCTCTGTGCTACCACGTACATGGCTTAATCCTGAATAGTAATCCAAGAGGTCTTTGGCTATAGCTTCGCCTCTGTAGCCTGAGTAGTCTTTGGTTACGGTTTGGCGGAAGAGTTTTTCTCCCCAGCAGCGGCCAGCGACTATAACGTAGTTTTCTGTGGTGTTTGACTGGTACTTTATGCTCTCGGTGCGGGTGGTGATTAGTTGTGGAACGTTGGCGCCTCTGCCAATGCAGATGTAGCCGTCCTGCCCCGCGTTTAGCGGGTATGTGCCGTTTGGGCTGTATTTGGCGTTCCAGTTCTGAAGCCTAAGTTCCCAACTGCTGACCTCTTTGGTGGCGCCAAGGTGTACCAGGCCGTCGATGACGTCAACTTGGGGAATGCCGACAGAACCCAAAGCAATCGTCAAAGCTGGCGGATTAACACTCACTATTCAACACCCCTCCGATAGAAAGAAGCATCAGATGAGCTACCGCTTTGTGACCTAGAAGTGACCGCTGATTCCCCCGCTCTTTGGATACTGCGAGTATGCGTAGGCGTCTCAGCTGTGGCACTGTTGAAGTTCTCCACACTGGCGGTAGCGTTGTTCATGCTGCTCGCAAAATAGGCCATGGCTGCGGCAGCCGCAACAATAACCGCAATCCCCACACCCGTTAGAGCTAGAAACGTTCCGTAGCTGATGTTTAGTGCGTTCTGTGCCACAGTGGCGACCCAACAAGCCGCAGAATACACTTTCTGAGCTACGGCAAGTCCAGCGCTTGTGCGCAGGAACATGCCCATGACAGAAACAACCATCATAGCAGAAGTGAAAACCTTAGTTTCTGCATCATTGAGCAAACCGAATTGGTTAGCAACATATCCGATGGCGGTGCCTGCAGCGCCAATTCCAGCCATGGCAGCGCCTAAACTCTTAACCCTAGTCGCTAGTGCTTCAGCGTCGGTTTGTATTCGGCTAAACTCGTTTGAAGCCCGATTCACCGCCCGAACCGTTATTGCTATCTCGCGAAAACTCAGGGCAGTCCAGCCTCCACTTTGGCTTGCTCAATGGCTGAGACGATGATGGATTCGAGTTGGGGTAGGTATTCGTGGATAGCTGGGTAAAGGTAAGGTTGGGCTTGCATGTACTTGGTGCCAAGCTCTACAAACAAGGCGTAGGTAGCGTCAGCACCGATTTCAGCCACCCACTCACTAATTTTAGCATAGATAGTGCTTTGCAAGTAACCCGTCCTGATTGGAACAAGCTTTCTAGCCAAAGCTTTGACGTCAGCAGCCCAGCTAACCAGTTGACGATGAACTTGCCGCTGCATGCCACTATCTAACCGTTGCATAGCTGCCTTGAACTCTTCTACGCCATCGATGTCACAGGTAACTTCTACCGCCGTCTTGCTTCACTCTCCGTCTTTTTCTTTTCTTCCTCAGCCATATCGTCCATCACATTCAAGATTTGGCAGAATTCTTGGATTGTTCTGGCTGGCTGCTTGGCAAGTTGGGTTGGTGTCCAGCCGAAGGTTTGGCATAGCCGAAACTCGACAAGAGAGCTGTGAGGTTTCCCTCGTCTAACTGCTCTAGTAAAAAACGCAAATCCTCCCGTGACATACCATTTAGTTTGTTGACTACTTTAGAGAACAGTTCTCCAAGCTCAATGGATACACCGTCTTCTTCGCTTAGAAGCTTCTCAAGGGTTATAGGGTGGCTTTGAGGCTGACCATGCAGGCTGGCAAGGATAGTTTCTGCTTGTATAGTTATGAAGTCGCTACTTTCGACATCCCCGGTTAGCTTGTTGTATTTGGTGTGCTTTTGGATAATGCGGTTGCGTTTAGCCCAAGTGATTTCTTTGAAAACGTATTTGCCCTGGTATTGTTCGCCGAATCGGTCGTCAAGTTCTAATGCTTCTTGCTTCACTCTTTCAGACTCTCCATTACTTTGAGGCGGTTTTCCAGTGCCGTTTCCAAATCAGCTAGCAAATCCTCTTGCAAATGCAGGGGTAACTTGCTTATGCGCTCTGAAAAACGAGCCAATAAATCGACAGTTTGAATGTAAACCTTGGTTTCAAATTTCGACTTCATTTTTTCATAACTCCTATATGATTGTGAGTGGTCCTCTGGCCGTGAAGGGAACTTTAGCGTAGATTAGGTCCTCAGACTTGCCGCTCAGCGAGAAATCGTCCCATTTGGTATGTTCTACGCTGACTTTGTTGACGCTGCCTAAGCCGAATTCTAGGCTGGATTGCTCAACATCGGCTAAAATTTCGTCTGTTTCTTGTTTGCTTTCAAACTCAAAATTGAGTTCCCCAGTCAGCAGCCGTTTACCCCACGTAAGATACTTTGCCAAATGACCGTTAACTGACCTTATGACTGGGACGGCTTTGCATGAGTTGTCAATTTGGAGTTTCCAAGAAGTAACCCGCTCACAAGTTACACCTCCTATTTTGACGTAACTCTCGTTGCCTGAAACAGCACCAGCATATTCAGTATAAGATGCGCCTGCAATCTTTGCCGTGCCCACTTCGACATCTTGGGCTGGAAACTCGGCTTCACACTCCAAAATACTGTCTATACCGCATGTTAAGGTGGCTTTGTCGAATCTTGCGCCCTTGTATAGCAGGCTTATGATGTCGGTGGCAAAAGCGAACTGGTTTTTGTAGTAGAGCACCTGCAAAGAAAGGCTAACGTTGAGTTCTTGCTTGACGTACTGCAAGAGGTTAATGGGTGCGTCAGAGGGGATTGGATATTTGAGCTTTAGAAGTGGCTGTCTTAAGCCACGTTTCAGAGAAACAACGTCAACTGAGCCTGTGCCTGCTACTTTGATGTTGGTTGGGTTTATGTCTGGGTCTAGGCTGCTGCAGGAGTGCCCCAGCATCGGCGGGTTGGCGGGAACAACGCCGAAGGTGCCTTCTGGAACGTAATAGAACTTTTCTTGGTCGCTGTGATAGGTGTCTACCATCTTTTTTCCACCTGTGACTATGAAATGGCAACTGACTCGAACAGCCAAGCCACGATTACGATTTCTTCCTTGTAGAGAAACGGCTTAACGTCCACTACATCGACGTCTCGGTAACTATGAACATCGCAGAAAGTGACGCCTCGCACGTCAACGGTTGCCTGCACAAAGTCGCAGTTCAAAACGGCAGGGGAAACTCCGTCAGATGGGTTGGTGGTCCGTGCCATTAGATAGAGAAAGCCGCTTTCGTTGACGTAGTTGGTAAGGTTTGATGTTAGAGCGATTGTTAGCGTTTCATCAGTTCCTAAACTGCCATTTTGTGCATTGCTCCAAGTGCCTGAGATGTTGTCCCATACTTTGAGGGTTACACCGTTCCCTTGCGGAGCAATCCCAAAGCCTTCAAAAGACAATGAAACACGCTTAAGACACTGTTTCCTTGGTTCATTACGGGTTTCTCCAGCTTTAGCGCCTATTTTGAAACGGAAAAGCATAAACGCATACAAGCCGTTGCCAGTTGAGCTTTTAGAATGCCTAACATCGTCACTGCCCCAAAGCGCTGAATACTCTACGTTTGGCAGTTCTGCCCAAGAGACGTTTGAAGGCTCAAGTTCCCCTGTGCCTGTGGCATCATAGGCCTTGTGAGTTGCAGAGGTCGAATCTAGCGGGTAGAAGTTATAGATGGTTCTGTAGGGCAGGTTGCGGTTTTCGGGAATAGTCAAAAGAAGCTGCTCAAGGACTTTATCCCGCATGACTCTGCCGACATCTGAATTTGGAGTGGGCTTGTCTACTGTCGTTATGGTTGCTCGAAGGGAGTAGATGCGGCGTCTGAGTTTTCCGTCTAAGGTGTGCTTCTGTGCTTGGCATGGTTCAGCGGTTTTGGATACGGTGATTTGGGCGTCGTAGTCTTTGAGCAGTTCCCGGTCATAGTTGGCTTGAGCGCAAAGGACACGGGCTAAGCCGCCATCGTCCTTGACAACTCGTAGCCGAGACTCGATAAGCCGCAAAATGGTAACGACTGGGTTTTCTGCTTCGCTCAACTGCAAATCAGTCTCCTAGCCACGCTTTTAAAGTACAAACGCTGATTCGTAAAAGTGAAGGGAGTTACAGTTTGGATTTCATAGTCTTCGCCCTGACGCCTGATTTTATCGTGAACCCTCACTGGGAGGAACGTGTAGAAGGCTAAGTAGTCGTTGAGGTAGTAGCCTGCTTCCAGCATTACCTGTTCAGCTTTGATTGGAGAAACGACAGCCAGCAAATCCAGCGACTCACCATAACTCACTGTGGCAACGGCTTCTCTGATTGGATAAAGCGTAACCGCTTCGCCTTTGCTTCTTAGAATTCTTGTGAACTGGGTTGTTGGCTCTTGGTAGTGTAGGAACAGTTGGGCTAGCCAGCAAACAGTGACCATTGCCTTTTTGTTCTCAACAAAACTGTAATCTGCATGCTTGGCACCCCAAAACATGAACTCTTCAGCATGCTTGCCGATGACTTTCATGCTCAGCTCTAAGCTGGGTTGGTCGTGGTTCTTGCGAATCTTCCATAGGATTCCGCTTGTGACTGCATCGTAGTAGTCGCATGCAACGAATCTGTTGACGACGTCTATGTAGCCTGCCCAGCAGACTGTAGGGTCATAAGCTGGATACTTTGCGCTTGCCCTGATGTTGTTTAGGGCGCTGTAGACTTTTTGGCAGCTAACGCTCCAGCTTTCAACCACATACAAGCCAACTAGCGCATAGGCGAAGGGGTCATCGTACACTTCATTTTCCGTTAGACCGACTCGGTGCCACTTGCCATCGGCAGGGTCAAAATCCAACCAAAGGTTCTCAAAGCCTGCCCTCAGAAAACCGGTTGCCTTGTTCATTATGCCTCGGTAGAGTAGCGCATTTGCCGCATCGTACTTTTCGGCTAGCATGTTCAAGCCGATTAGGCCATAGAGGCATTCAATGTCTAGTTGCAGAAGCCAAGCATCGCCAATAGTCACAGCTCTGGTGAAGCCGCCGTAGGGCTGCTGGTACTGCATGGTCTTGAGAAAAGTTCCAGCGGCTAACTTTGCAGCCTCTAAGTATCGGCTATCGTTTGTGAGTTCATAGGCTCTTAGAAGAGACGGAATGACTCTGCAAGCGTCCACACTGTAATAATAGGTGCTTTCTTCTGCGCTTTTGAAGCCGCCAAAAGCTTTACGTGCTGGGTCGAGGCATTGCTGAGTTAGAACCCAATCGGCTAGGTTTATGATTTTGCTGTAGACGTCTGCTTTTCTGTTCTCAAATTGCGGGGCAGAGTAGGCTTCACACAGAAAATCTATGGCAAAGCTAGCCGCCAAAACGCCTTTGCCAAAAGCTGGATCAGGGGTATTGGGCGCTATCACATACACATAGGGCGCGTAGTCCATGACAAACTGGTAATAGGTTTCTGGAACGGTTGCCATTGTTAGGCGCTCCCAACATAAGGTGTTTTTAGGCCGTCAAGAATCCGTCCAAACTCAGATTGTAGCACGTCTAAGCTTGGCAAGGAAGAAGATGCTGAGGTGCTCAGGTCGCCTACGCTGAAGTTTAAGCCGACTGCTGAGCCGCCAGTCAAAAAGCAAAGCGCATAAATTGCCGCAAGAAGCGTTATCGCCTCTTTTTCGGCGTCCGTGCAGTTTGATGCATCTATGGATTGAGAAAGCTCTAAGGTCAAAGTGACCTGGGCACGCTTAACCATCTTCAAAATCTTAGCGTCTGCAATGTCGGCGTCGCTTAGGTGCAAAACATCTCTTATGTCCTCGGTGGTTACGCTTGTCATTTTGGCGTCTCCTTGGTTGCGTTTGTTGTATCCCAGAGTTCCCAGCCAAACTTGACGGCGTTCTTGCGGAATTCTTCGGCTCGAATTAGCCCCTGCTCAGCGGCTTTAATTAGGTCAGCAGGGTTTAACTCTGGGGTTTCGGGGCTGCCAAAATTCAACCTAACCTTAGCCTTCGCTGCATCACACCCAGCTTGAACAACAATGGGCAAGAAGATTTCTCGTTCTACTTGGCGCTTAACATAGCGTTGGACGGGTTTTATGAGCATGTCCTGCAAGTCTAGAGCTGCCCTTGCCGATGCTTCGGTGAAGCCAGGTGTGCTGAAAAGTCTTGGCAATGGGGTTTCGCAGCCAAGATAGAACTGGTTGACGATGTGGTCGATGTAGTAAACGAAGCCTTGTGCTCTGGGGTCTATGGTTACGGGTTTGACTTCGCAGGGTTTGTTGTAGAATAGCCAAGCGCCCTCTTCGGGACGGTTTTTGATGGCGGCTTCGAACTGTTTTATGGTTGCAGCATCAGCCTTATCCAAGTACGCTAACACATCAGGTCCAGCATACTTCTCGAAAATTCGGGGCATGATGCGCTCAATTTTAGCCTTCATCCAAGAGTAGGCAGGGCGCTTATCACTATCAAGCGTTAACGTGTGCAAGAGCACCTGTAAGAGTCCAACTCCAAAACCCGAAGGCACATCACTGCATAGGCGCCAGTGAACTACCGCTTCGGGTTTTAGCTCACTTCCAGCATTGCCGCTGTATGTGCTTTTGAGTTGGTAGCCTGTGACTTTGTAGGGAATCTTTAGGTCGGGAACACTGCTAACGCGCGCGCACATACAGTCTCGGGATATTCAAGTCACCTAATTGTTTACGTATCCAATGATTACTCTAACTGGTACACAACATTCAATGGATATATCACTAATAGCAATCCATATGATATCAGCTGCGGTTCGTATAATAACTTTAGATACATCGGTGTTTGCGTTAATGATGACCAAGGATGGAGCGCTAATCTGCGCGTAGATGCTGTCCATGTGAGTGGCTGACGAGACTCTGCTTAAACACTTTAACCCCGACTCACTTTTTTTTTACCAACTAAGACCTCAACTTTTAATGTCGCCACCGTATATTACGGGACTAAAGGGTCTGTGGCAAATTGCATAAAACTTCGCAAAGCATAAATGCTTCTAAGATTGATTGAAAAATGAAGAAGAGCTAAATTCCCGGAAATTGCGAGAAGCAAAAGAGGGTATTAAGATGCGCTTTAAGCTATGAATCATACTTGTTCAAAAATTATGTTTTGTATATTGTTTGGTAGTAAGTACTCGTTGTAAAAACTGCCACACCCTTGCCTTGTGAGCCTCTTATATGTTAAAGCAAAGCTTCGAATGATGCTGCGATTCTTAAGTATAAAAAATGAATAGAGCTTTATGAGATTGGACTGTAACTAATACCAACCTCGCGCGCTGTGGCTTCTTATTTCGCACGTGTCTGCCCATATCGAAACTGTATATGCATCAATCCAATGTTGCACATCTCTGTAGTCCCCATTTTTTACTGGTTCAAATTTTACATCTATCTGCCATAAAGGGCGGGAATCGGTATGGTTAGTTAGTGATGCTTCCACCATGGTTGTTATTGTTCGATTGTTTTCTGTAGCATATTCCTCAGCGATAGGTATCGCAATCTCAATCGCTCGATCAACAGTAATTTTAGTGTTTTCGTCAGTCGCACTTGGACTATTATGCCAAATTGGACCATGATGTAAGATTTCGCTGCTATCTGCCCACACAGATACTTCGTAACCACTACTTTGGTCGTGGTATCCTCTGCTTTCTATACCTTCAAATTCAACCTGAATAAACCAATAAGGTTGGGTAGAATTCCTTAGTGTTGCTTCCACAGTTGTTATTGTTCGATTGTTTTCTTCTATATACTGGTCAACAATGGGCATCCCAATTTTAATTGCTTCATCAGTTGTAGAAATTGGGCCAGTTGATAATCTGGTTGACTCTTGACTATTAACTAGAGGACTGAAAGCTAAGTATAAGGAAAAAGTTAAGATGACGCAGAAAGCTATGAGTATAAGTAAACTATAAACAAGCTTTCTACTTTTGACTCTTTTCTGACTCATTTTTTCACCGTGTAACTATTAATTATACTCTTCTTTTAAGACTAAGCTTTAGAACATATTTTTAGAACTAACACTATCCTGTCCTAAGTTTAGTACGGGTGTTCTGAAGTATAGCATTAAGTAATCTTTCAAGCTATGTGCTAACACACGGATGTGAAGTTGAAATGAGTAAAAAATTAGTGATTGGTGTGCTTATAATTTCTATTTACTATTTTTCTGCAAATGTTCTCGCACAAACGATTCAATACAATGCGTCGTCATCAGTTGGATCAATTGATGTTTTAAGCGCTAATTCAACGTTAGCTAACTCAAATCCTTATCTACAACCGTTAAAAATTCCATCGATCAATTTAGCCGAGATCGGACCCGAACCGACATTACCCCCGTTTGACCCAGCAAAAGCTACTCCATGTAACATGACTCAAGTTAGAGCTGAAATGGCAGCCCATCCAATCAGCGACCCAACCCATAGCGGTCCAATAGATTAAAAATCGACTGGAATACTATTACCCTCGAATATTACAACTTGGATAACCTACAACTTTTAGTCGGGCAAACTATAGAATGCAAAGGGCATTATGTTCCGCACACTTTGACACGCTACTCATACATAATAACAATCTCTTCCGGTATAGCCGAAAGCTATCTTAAACGGCAGTAAATCTGCCTTCATAATCGCCATTTTTTATAAGCTATAACCTTGATTTTGGAAATTACCGATTGCCTACATAATGAGCAAGCATCCAATTGTCCTAAAATTTAGGACAAGTGTCCTAAAGTATAGAGCTAAATCACTTGCATCTCTTACGATAATACGGAGAAAAAACAGTAAAGCGGAGATAAATAAATGAAGAAAGCAAAAAACCTCATAAGTTTGCTCTTAATAAGCCTTTTAGTGTTTTCAACGATACAATTGATTTCAGGAAATTTCGTTTCAGCCTCTACTGGCGCAGCTAACTTTTTACCCAATAATTTCCAATGGGTAGATACCCAAAACGAAGTTCAACTATCGCGAAGCGTAGCCCAATACATAACAAGTGCATTAGCCAGCTATAATTATCCAAATGGTTGCTACTATAGTTATGATGATGACTGTACAGTTAGCCGATACACGAGTATTCTCTCGACATTACAAACCTACTATGACCAATCGATAGTCTTTTCAAAGGGACACAGAGACGCACAGGGCGATCCGCTTCATATTGGACTTATAGATAATGATGGCAACACGCTATGG